GTTTAAGTGGGCTAGCGCAACTGGGGCTTTCACTTCTTCCGAGCACCTAGACCTTGCCTCTGGAAAGAAGCTCCACATTAACGGGTCCGAAGTCCTTTCGTCCACAACCCTTGGTTCTGGCGTTACGTCATCCTCGCTCACAAGCGTTGGCACGATTAGCTCCGGAACATGGCAGGGATCTGCTGTAGGTATCGCGTACGGCGGAACAGGGCAGACCACTGCGCAGGCTGCGATTAACGCACTGTCGGCTGTAAGCTCGGCAACGGCTGGTCATGTTCTCACAAAGGTGGGTTCTGATGCTGTGTGGGCTGCTCCGGCTGACACCGGAATTAGTTCGCTAAACGGGCTGACAGGTGACACCCAAACTTTCGCTGCCGGATCTTCGGGAACGGATTTTGGTATTTCGTCAGACGGTACTACGCACACCTTCAACATTCCGAGCGCAAGCTCAACAAATCGAGGTCTGGTTACTACTGGCTCACAGACTTTTGCCGGAGAAAAGACATTCAGCAGCAACATGACTGTCAGCGCCTCAAACGCTGCCCTCACGTTGCACAACACTGAAGGGGGACGCGATGCCACGTGGAGTCTCTTCAGTGGCAAAATGTATCTTCAGCGTTCAGGTGGAAATCTGAATGGGAATTGGCCGGCTACGATTGAGCTTGAGACTAACTCTTGGGGTCTTAATCGCTACACGCCAGGCGCACAACTCCATGTTGAAATAAACAGCAATTCCACAAAGGGTTTTATCGTTACTGGACGACCAAGCCAGTCAGCGAACCTCATGGAGCTGCAAAACAGCGATGAGACTTCGCTGTTTACTGTTAGCGCCGCTGGTGCAGTAACCGCTGGTTCATGGCAGGGCACTGACGTTGCAGTAGCGCATGGCGGTACCGGTGCGAGCGATGCAGCAACGGCAAGAGAAAATCTTGGCGTGGAAATTGGCGTTGATGTTCAAGCGCAGGATGAGCGACTTCAGGCAATCGTTGACCTGAGTGGAGCATTTGCTCTTGGCGATGTTAAACTGGTCGGATACACGGACTCGCAGACTGCCGAGTATGTGACGACCACGACCTTCTCGCGATCATTGCTTGATGATGCTTCGTCAAGCGATGCGCGTACCACGATGGGTCTTGCAATCGGAACCGACGTTCAGGCGTACTCGGCAAACCTTGGCGCGTTGGCTGGACTCACGAGTGCAGCAGACAAGCTCCCGTACTTTAATGGTTCGGGATCTGCCGCAGTTGCTGACTTCAGCAGCTTCGGGCGTTCGCTGGTTGACGATGCTGATGCGTCGGCAGCTCGCACGACTCTTGGTCTAGGTTCAATGGCTACTCAGGCTGCTAACAATGTTAGCATCACCGGTGGTTCCATTGATAACGTGGTATTTGACGGCGGCAGCTTCTAAAAAGCTGTAATCGTAGCGCCCCCCGTAGATACGGGGGGCGCTTTATAAATAACGCCTACTTTGCGGGTGACATAAAATGGCAAACACACTCAAAATCAAAAGAAGCGCCGTCCAGGGCAGGGTTCCAACAGTAAACGATCTGGAGCTTGGTGAGCTGGCAATATCAACTTACGACGGTAAACTTTTCTTAAAAAAAGACAACGGAACTGCCTCCATTGTCGAAGTGGGCGCAGCGTCCAGCGGCATTTCCAGCCTAAATTCTCAAACGGGCGCAACGCAGACTTTTGCTATAGGCAGCGGTAACAGCGGCGGTCAGCCGTATTGGGCGTCAGCCTCTAACACTCATACGCTACACCTTCCAAGTGCTACTAATGCGATTCGAGGCTTAGTCAGCAACGGTACGCAAATTTTTGGCGGTAGAAAGGATCTTCTAGACGGTTGCACGATTGGAGACAGCGGCGTTTCCGGTGGAAGGTTGAGTGTCTATCACGGGTCTGCGACCATTGGACTTTACGTCAAGCAAACATCGGCGAGTCCTACAGCGAATTATTTTTCGTTTGTAAATTCTTCAAATTCCGCCGTGTGTGCGCTTAACTCAAACGGATGTTTGCTAGTCAATCGGACTTCGGCACCAGTATTTACGAGCGAGAAAATTGCGGTTGGTGGAAGCGCTGGTCAAAACTACATCACAGTCAGCGGTGGAACAACAAGCACAGGCGACGGTTCTGCTTTTGTTGCGCGTGTTGCCGACACAACCGTTGTAGCCATTGGCAATTATAGCGCGGCTTACAGCGGCGGCGCTTACAGTGCTGTTCCCACTATTTATTTCAACGCAACGCCCAAGGTTATCGGCATTGGCACTGGCGCTGGCACCAATGCCATGAAATATGACACCACCAACAATCAGTGGACGTATGACACTTCTTCCCTGCGTTACAAAGACAACGTGCGCGATTCCGCATACGGGCTCTCAGCCGTCTTAGCAATGCAATCACGGCAATTTTCATACAAGGATAGTGGTCGCGAGGATGTTGGGTTTATTGCCGAAGAAATGGCAAACGTGGTGCCAGAGGTTGTCAGCAAAACTAGCAACGGGTTGCCGGACGGCGTGAGCTACGACAGATTAGTTTCTGTTCTTTGCAAAGCAATACAAGAATTGTCAGCGCAAGTGTCCTCTCTACAAACTCGACTAGACGTTTTAGAGGGCACATAAACCTTCTAGTGCAAATGGCTACGTCAAACTAACGCGAGCAAGTCCCACAGCTTTTAAGCAAAGGCTTGCCGCCATAACTTGACGCAATTTTTTGGCTGTGTCATTTTGTAAAAATGCTGACAGAAGACGAGAAAAACTTAATACTTAAACTGCTTAACGACGTAAAAATTGCGCCGCTCGACCCCAATGCCCTTCAAGTGGTTGGCGCCCTCCAGTCTGTTGCGCGCAAGATTGTTGCTTTGCCGAAAGAAGAGAAGAAGTTGTCCGAAAATACCGACTTCTCCTAGCCATTTAGCCTATAGCGCATAAAACCGCCCCTTGATACCATGATTAAGGTCATGGTCTATGAGCATACGGGCTGTTTTATCCAACGTGGCAAACTCGACAATAGATACGGATATTTTTAAGTGGGTCGTCAGCGGACTCCTGGGGGTAATTAGCTCCATTGGCGGCTTTTGGCTTTCCGACCTTACGAGTAGGGTGAACAGCATTTCTCACGAGCTTGGCGAGCGAAGTCAGCGCGTTTCGGTTTTGGAGGCAAACGTAGAGGGGCTCAATAAGAGACTCGACAGAATTGAATTAAAGATCGACTACCTAATTCAAGAAAAGGGCAAGCGCCCTTAACGATGGACAGCAGCAAAGCTGTAAAGATCAGGAAAATGCTGGAGCGCGATGAGGGGCTGCGACTCAAGCCGTACCGCTGCTCGCAGGGCTTTTTAACAATCGGTGTTGGCAGAAATTTAGACGCCAACGGAATCTCCAAGGCGACCGCACATCAGATGTTGAGTGAGGATGTGGAGGCGGCAATTCGCGCGTGCAAGCGCATCTTTGACCAGCTCTTTGACCACTGGAGTGAAAATCGGCAACTTGGATGGATTAACCTGGCATTTAATTTAGGCTTTGCATCTCTTTCGCAATTCAAGAACACAATCAGGGCTGCGCGAGTCGGCGATTGGCTCTTGGTTGAAAAGGGACTGAGAAGCTCCCTTTGGTGCAAGCAAGTTGGACCTAGAAGCGAGCGAGTCATTGAGATGATTTGCCAAGAAGCCTACCCGTATGAGTAGAAAAATTGTTTTGGTTTTACTTAGCTTTTTAGTTGTCTCAGCCACGGCAAATTCAGAGCCCTTGGCTGGCGCTAGCTACATTGGGCTTTGCTCGCCCCAGTTCCCCTGCGCGGCAGCCTTGCGAGCCTATCGGGGCATTGACGAGCCCGCCCTGGGCTTTCTAGCGGATTCCTTTTCCCCGTCTGGCACTTGCGAATGTTTAGATCGCTTTATGACAATGGGAAGTTTTAGATATGTGCGAGTGCACATTACTAACGGCACTTGCTTCCCGGAGCGCAACAGAAAATGCGGCAAGCATGATTTTTTTAACGGGATGACGTTAAGGCAGGCTGAGGGCGCGATCATAGCAAGAGACGCAAAGTTGCTGCGGAAATTTCGGCTGCGACTTCGCAGGCTCAAGGCATACTTCGGTGATCGAGCTTTTGTTCGATACAGTCCAGTTTTAGAAAATCCTTTCAGCGACAGGGCTCGCAAGGTTCTACTGCGAGAGGCGGCTAAAATTGTTTCGGAAGATTCTCTGGTTGATTCTACAATTCGTCCGACATGCCTTCGCAATTACATTTGCGAGGTTCACGGCGATCAGCCCCGCTTTCCTCCGGGGCAGCGGTGCATTGGAGACTTGGATGGCATTTCTTTTTATGACTCGTACCTCGATGGGTACGCAAAAAAGACTGCGCGGTGCGAGGCTGCGTTTTTTTGGACTACCTCTTTTAATTTATTACCACGCGGGTACTCGGGACCGTTTATTTTCCCGTCAGAGCGGCAGTATCAAATTCCAAAAGGCGACTTGAGCAACCTTCGCTATTGCTTGATGGTAAGCTGGTACTAACCAAGGAGGAAGATCGGTGGTATTGAAGGCGCTTACGCCACCAACCTTCTTAATTGCGCTTGCGCCACTCTGCCCCGCCCTTTCCGGGTGCTCCCTTACGACCATACAAAACACTTATCAGTCAATCGCAAAAAGCATTGCGATAAATGGCGCCGATCAATGTGGTGGACAACTGACAGACAATGGTGGCACCCTACAAAGACAGGATCTGTTGAGCAATAAGTTTTGCACGCCTAGCGACGGCTATTTCTTCAGCTTGACCTTTGACCTTTAACAAGCAAACACGAGAGCGACCTATGAACAAGATACTAATGTTTCTCTTTAGCAAAACGCGGTTAGGCAGAATTGTTGACGGGAAGAAAACTGTTATCGGAGCTGTTTTTATAATTGCTGCGGCAGCCCTTCAGGCTCTTGAAAACCTTGCGCCACTATTCCCCAATGCCCCGTGGCTTTCTGAGGCAATTAGCAGCACTAGGGGGGTTGTAGAGGGCATGGACAAGCTCCTTGAGGCTGCGGGACTCGGATTCTTGACCCTCGGTATTTTGCACAAGACCGCAAAGAAGCGAGTCGAGTCTTAAAAAAGACAGAACGCTGTCTTGAGCTTGACTGTTGCACCTAGTGATGGCTTCCTTGAATCATACAGGCAGGGCGATTAAAGCCCTGCACTTTTTTGGAGGCACCATGAAACCACTACTTCGCGGCACGGCAAAACTCGGTCTTGTCCTGTGCTCATCCCTTGTGATTGCCAACGGGGTGCAGCTTTCAGTCGCCTTTGTATCGCTCAAGGCGGCAGAGGCTAAGGCAGCCGTGCTTGAAAGACTTCCCGCAAGGGAGGTGCTCGTGGAGCGGCAAGAGTTGTCGGCTGCGGAAGCGGCAGAGGCAGCGGCTCGCCGCCATCGAATAGATCCGCTAATCCTTAAAGTCATTTTAGAAAAAGAGTCTGGCAACGGCAGTATTCGCGCCCTGTATCGGTTTGAGCCCGAACTGTTTGCGAGACTTAGGAGGGATTCCGCGTACAAAAAGCTCAGCGATTCTGAGGTCCGTATGCTTTCCTCTTCGCACGGCGCATTTCATATCTTGGGGCTTACGGGCGAAAAGGCATGTGGCGTGCATTTCTCGCAGCTTTACAACAACAACACGGCGGCTGACTGCGCCGCCCGCATCATTAAGTCTATTGAAGGCAGTGTGCGCTCAAAGGACTCCACGGCGCGGCTTCGTGAGATTTTCAAGAGGTACAACGGCGCCGGAAAGGCTGCCGATGCTTATGCGAGTGATGCCATAGTGCGTCTAGCTGCTATACTCTATTCCAGACCGAATAGGTTTTAGTCTGTGGAATTCTCATCGTCGTTTAGATGCCAAAGGTTTAAGGACGCGAAGTCTCCGCAGACTTCGCGTCTTTTTTTATCCACGGCGCGTGCGCACTGCTCCTCATCGTCCCAGGCGCCGCAGTAAACAAACTTCCCCATGTGGAGAAAAGTTCCGTACCACTTCTTTCGCCGAGCGTTGAAGCTGACCCCCTTGAATCGAGAGCTGCCTTTGCGCGAGGCGGTATTTTGCTGATTTTCAGCATTGGTGCATAGCCGCAAATTTGACCGGCGGTTATCAAGGGTGTCGCCGTTGATATGATCTACCATCATCCCAGAGGGCGCTTGAATAATGAGCCGGTGCATCCGAAGACGAGTGACGGCATAAACCAAGCCAACGCCAGAGCCACTTGCGGCAGCTTGCCAGGCATACTTGGAAACAAGCTCTAGATCGTCATCGTCAACAATCGCAAAATCGTTTTTTCCAACGGGCACTTTCTTTGCCATGCAAAAAACTTCGCACGGCAGGGCTGTTTGCGCTACGGGGTGTTTTGCTCCAAAAGCGCGAGTAGCTTGTCAGTGGCGTGATAGGTGAGACCCTTACGCTGAAACAACCCCTGCTCTAGGTAAGCCCAAACAACTTCCGTTGCCTCGTCGGCTTCGAGCGTTGGCATGTGAAGGAACAGCAACTTGTAAATGGCGCCCTCGACAAACGCAACCTGATGAGAGATCGCGATACGAGACGCAAGGAGGTTTGCAGCTAGTGACGCTGCGGGTGTTGAAAGCTGAAATTTCATTGGGAAAATTAGCCGACTTTTTAATACGAGCGTCGGCAAGCCATCTCGTTCCTTTGGAGGCAATCCTAAAGAAATCTGTTTTTTCTCTCACAATCGGTCTGACGACCGTAGGCGAACTGTGAAATACTTACCCTATAACCAGATGATGCCACAGGAGCCTCATCATGTCCAACAAAATCCTTGACGTAGGCAGCCTGGACAAGCTCGCGGTTTTGGCTCGTGTAGCAAGAGAAAACTGCCTGGCAATCTCACTTGACTACATTGGGCAAAGCTCTGTTTGGATAGCGCAGATTTTCGACGACAAGGAGCGCGTTGTTGTCACCGCAAATGGGAAAACTGCGGTTGATGCCATACAGGCTTTGCACGGCAACTGGTTTGCCAAAGGGGCTCTCGGCGAATGACCAACTTTTCTTGGAGCCGGGACGAGCTGGTTGTGCCACCACGCAAACAAGAGCCCCTAAAGTTTCAAAGCCTCTCGGAGTATGCTTGCGTCAAACTCTTGGAAAAGCACACCTCGTACAAGGCAGTCCAGGGCTTAACATTTCAAATAGCAGTTGGCAGAGCTTCCTACGATTTTCTTTTTCACGACACCCTGATTGAGTACCACCCCATTTCCCTGCGCCACGCCTTCATATCGGAGTCCTTCAATGACATCCTGTCCGCGATACATCGACTCAATAAGCCGGAGCGAGTAAAAATACTCAACGCGCTTTCCAGTGAGCTAGCAGCCCAATACGCTCATCGCCGCCGACAAACAGCCGCAGCGCACCCGGTCTACAAAGATTGTGAAGTCGTGTGCGTGTTTTCTCCAGAGCACTTTATTTCAAGCGTGCTTTGTCGTTTTTCTGCCAAGCAGCTCGATGAGCCTAAATGCGCTCAGGAGTTTCGTCGGCTGCAAAAAGAAGGAAGGAAATTTGTGAAGTAACTTGCCTAATTTTCGTCGTAGAAGATTTTCAACTCTTGGGCAACCCACAACAATCCGTCATCTTGCCCCCGATCAAACTGCCCAATGCGCTCGCCTTTTGTAACGGTTGAAATCATGTTCAGAATATAGTTGCGCATTGTGTTCATCCCGAGCGCAAAAGCGTCGTCCGCGCTTGGGCTTATCTGCCCGCTTTTTCTCTTTTCGGCAAACTCCTTAATCAGCAGCCTGGCAATTCCACGCTCCTTCATGCGCTCTCACTTGCTCGGTGCCGTTGCGACTCGAAACGTAAGCGCCTCCGGCAAATGCGGGGGTTCTGGAAGCGGGAACCAAAACGTGTAGCGGGAGCACCACTCAACGCCCTCGCCCTCCGCAATGTAGGCAACGCACGGCTCAATTAGCCCATATTCAGACCACCAGACCGCATACTGATTGATTGACGGCAGCCCCTCAGACACCCGCCTCCACTCCTGAATCATGCTGCACCATCGCGCATGTCGGGCAAGGCAGGGAAATGGGCAAGAGCGTGCCAGTGCTTAACCTCAAAAATAGGGGCATACTCCCCGTAATCGCCCAGCTCGGCGCACCGCCAGACATATTTTGACCGCAAAGCGTCCCAGTGCCGAAACCCTGGAATAACCACGCGCACGTCATCCACCCTGCCGCACAAGATCACCCACTGCTCGGCTTCAGGCGGTTGCTGCTCAACCTCAATCCATCCGTACTCCTTCCTGAGTCCCCGCAGAAAAAAGTTTGCGGAGCGAAACCCTGTCATAAAAGCAGAGAAACGAACGTCCGCAACCAGCTTCTCGCTTGCGGCGCAAGCATACTCGTGAGCCATTGCCTCAACTGAACTTGCGTTTTCTGGCAACAGCGGGTGTGCTGGCTGCCCTAAGTTCTCAATCTTTTTGTCCCACTTTGACTTTCTTGGCATATTGCTCACTCGCTTGGAGCTTCGGGCAATTCCATCCAATGTGAAACGCCCTCAAGCTCGTTGAGATTTCCATTGCCCGATTTCCAGCACAAACCCTCTGTCCAAACTAACAGGGAAAATCCCAGCAGCGGGTGGAACGTCAAGTACAGCCGGTTGGGTGCAGGATCTACAACTCGCACGTCCACCCACTTGCTGCGGGACGATTCAACGCCCGCCCGCCATCCTTCCATGAAACTTGAAACGTCGCTCACGCTCATTTGCGCTTGTAAAAAGTGGGGGGTGGCGAAGAAGGTCGCCACCCCCCGAAGAAAAAACTAAACAGCGCCAGGCTGCTCAGCTTGCTCAAACTGTTGGGTGGGTTGCGACTGCATCTCAGCGCGCCGTTTTGTGTCGAGATCCAATTCGCCAATGACCCTATTTGTCTCGAAAATGGCGTCATCGGTGTTCATTGTGTTTAGAAGGGCGGCAAAAATCTGGCTCTTTGCCAGCAAATACAAGTTGTATTTGATGAGGTGACCAAGCACTAAAAAATCGTCGTTTGTTAC